TTATCTTAAAAATAAACCAAATGATTCACACTATGATTATTATAAGACAGAAGAAAACAATCTTAAAATATTTAAATTTTTAAAGAAAAATGAAAATAATATTAAGGAAATAAAACCAAAAGGTCAAATTCACCAGGTTGAATTACCAGAAGATGAGTATTTACTTGATGAACAAAAATTATACACTCAACAATCACCTTATATAAAAAAATGCTTGAAAAAAGCATTTGAATCTGTTGGTCAAGATATTAAAGAACTTTTATATACTGGATATGTCAATCATAATGCAACAGGTGGTCAATTATATAGTGAAATGATGTCATTCTGTAATGGTTCAGATAAAGAAGCATCTTTACTACTTAATAAATTCGGTATTAAAGGTATAACCTATGACGGCAATTTAGATGGTCGTTGCTATGTTATCTTTAACCCAGATGATGTTAAAGTAGTTGATAAGTTAATTAAAGAACAAACCGCTTATGCTGGTGCTTCTAAACCTTTTGATAAGGCTGACCCAAAGTTAATAGGTAAAGGGCATAATCTATTCCAACATGGATTTGGATTTTATTTCACTACTGATAAAGAATCAGCTGATTTTTACCGCAGAGGTCATACATTAGATGGAAAAACTGGTGGTGCTATAATGACAGTTGAATTACCAGAAGATAAGTATTTTATCAATGAGGATAATGAAGAACAATCTGAATATGTATATAAAAGACTTGTTAAGTTATATAATTCAAAGATATTACCAAAAGAAGCAGTTGAAAGAAATAAAAAATATAATTTAGACCCAATTTCTGGAACAGGTAGAGAAATATATGATGATATTTCTGATGAAGTAGGTGGTGCTAAAAAGGCTTCTGAATTATTAGCCAAATTTGGTATCAAAGGTATTACATACTTTAGTAGAACAGATGGTAAATGTTTTGTCATATTTAGTCCAAATGATATAAAAGTTATTGAAAAACAAGATTTTAGTCTTAAAGAATCAAAAATTCAAGATAAAACCGATAATCAAGTTCAAGTAGATGGACAATGGTATCATCAAAGAGTTATTGATAATTATTTGGGTGATGGAACTTTTGATAAATTAAATATTGGTGATGATATTGATTTAGGTAAAAAAGAACAACCAAGACAACAATCAGAGTATAAATTAAATAATAATTTCTGGGCTTGGTTTGGTAATAGTAAGGTTGTAGATAAAGACGGAAATCCATTAGTATGCTATCATGGTTCAGAATTTGATATTAAGAAATTTGATAAAGGTTGTTCAGGAGCAACAACTGGTAATAATTACGCAGAAGTATTTTATTTTACATCAAGTAAAGAATCAGCTATTGATTATTCTGTTGAAGCAACAGTTAGAGCACACGAAAGTGATTATTATGATAATGATATGGAAGATGAAAAATCTTATGATGAATATGAAGAAGAAATAAGAGATAAAGTTAGAGAAAATCCACACATAAACCCTTGCTTCTTAAAAATGGAAAATCCATTTATATATGATAATCATGGTGAAGATTTTGATTATAGTAAGTTTTATACTATTCAGATGATTTTACAAGGCAGGAATGATATTGATACAAGTTTATTTGATGATTCTATATGGGAAGAAATAGGTGATGCTTTTGGATATTATGATGAAGATGGCGAATTTCACGAAGATGGTCGTCAATATGATGGTTTAATTATTAAGAATTTAATGGACGATATTGGTGATTTCAAAGGAAACATTGATGAATATATTGTTTGGAATCCAAATCAAATAAAATCTGTTAATAATAAAGGTAATTGGTCTTTGTATTCAGATAATGTAAATGAAGCATTAAATGAACAAGTATTAAATGAGCGGTTATTCCCTGAAATACCTGATGATAAGTATGCTGACTTATTAAAAGATACTTCTTCGAATGGTAAAGCCAATGCTTATACTAAATTTTTCGGGCAATATTTAATTAACAATAATTTACATAAAGATGAAGATATAGCTCAATTAACTCAAAGACATCAAAAATTACAAAAAGCTGGGTTAGTTAAGCCCATTATGGATTATAGAAATATATTTGAGTTAATATATGATTTACAAGACCATAATGATTATGAAACCAAATCCGAAAAATCCAAAGATGCTTCAAAAGGTGCTATAAAACTTGCAACGGTTGATGGTTATACTATTTATAATATTGTATCAAGAGAAGCAGCTCAAAAATATGGTAAAAATACTAAATGGTGTACTACAAACAAGTCTGATGATTTCTACTATAAAAAATATACAACCGATATAAAAGATGATGGACGGTTAATAGAAAGAAAACTTTTCTATATAATAGGTAATAATCAAAAATATGGTGTATCATATATTCATCAAATTGTAGATGGAAAAGTAAAGAATAATTATAGTTTTGCTGAAAAAACATTAACTGTTTTTGGCTCAGAAGATGATTTTATATATGAATATTATATTCATCAATATGAAAATGATGAAGTTGAAATCAAAGAAGGTGGCTCAAAAGGTAAAATGGCTGGTGCCATTGATTGGTTAATGAATGAATATAAAATTAACCCAGAAACAATTGAAAAAGAAGTTAAATCCTTGATTTCGGAACAAGTTGCTTATCACGGCTCAACTACCAAGAATATTAAATACTTTGCATCTGAAAAGATTAGAAGAACAGATTATGGACACGGTTTTTATTTCACAGATTCACAAGAAATGGCTTATAGATATTCTGATAATTCAAAAGGTAAAGGCTCAATTTATAAATGTGAAATACCTGATGATGAATATTTACTTGACTTAAATAATGAAATAAAGAACCAATCAGAATATGTAATTAAAGCGTTAGTCAATCTCATTTCAGAATTTAATCCAGTAAATGAAGAAACCCTCAAAGAAAAAGGAGTTGCTACTGGAGATGATATATATACTTCTCTTATGAATAAATATAACCTAACCTTTGGTGGTAAAGAGGTAATGACAGAAAAATTATATAAAGCTGGTATCAAAGGTTTAAAATATTTTGATGATGACCATGATTGTCATTGCTTTGTTATATTTAATAGTAAAGATATTGAAATATTAGGCGAACAAGATAACATTACAGAGCAAGTTGCTTATCACGGAACATTACATAATCACGACAAGTTTTCAACTGATAAAATCGGTACAGGAAATACAGGTCAAACACATGGTTGGGGTTTATATTTTACTTCATCTAAGAAAGAAGCAGAAGATTATAAAAATAGAGCGTTAAAATATACTGCTTTATATAACGGTCAACCTATAACAGAAAAGGGTGCACATTTTTATATTGGTGATACTGATGTTGATAATTTACCAGATTCATCTGATTTATGGAAATTATTATCTCGTGTTACTAGTGATGGAAAAAGTTATACAAATGGTATAAAATGGCAACTTAAATATTCAAAAGAAAGAATAGAATCTGGTGAATTATCCAAAGGAGATTTAGAATATTATACAGACTTAATTAAATCTCTTAAAAATCAAATCAAACTGGCTAAAAACCTTTCTTTTGATACAGGTATGGTTTATAGAGTAGAATTACCAGATGATGAATATTTACTTAAAGAAGATGAACATATGTCAGGTCAATCACCGTATGTTTATAAAGCAATAATGAAGTTATATCAAGATGGTTATCTTAAAAAATCAGACCTCAAAGAAATTGGTGGTCGTATATATACAACAATTGCTTATAAATTGGTTAAAAATATATATGATGATAAAGCATATCGTTTAGCTTCAGAAAAAATGCTTGAATATGGTATTAAAGGAATATTATCATATGATATATTCAATGGTAAACAAACAAAAGTATTTTGCATATTCTCTGAAAATGATGTTAAGATATTAGATAAAAATTCAGAAGCTAAAATGCTTGAACAATTAGATGAAACAAATAACTCTGAAACAATATTTTATCATGGCTCATCATCTAAAAATATAAAAGAATGGTATACTAATAATATCTTCTGGTCAACTGATAGAGAATTTGCTGAAACTTATGGAAGATATATTTATTCAGCTAAACTTGATTTAGGTAATACATTTAATATTCTTAATAAACAACATTTTGATTGGTTATTAGCACAAAATAACGGCGTTATATCTATTCCTGATGAAAACTCTGATGATGACCAAGATTTTGAAGTATGTGATTATACAAACTTTATGAAATGGGAAGATATAGAATTTGATAACTGGGAATGTGTAGAACAATATTTAGATATTATTAAAACTAAATTTGATTCCGCAGTCGTATTTGAACAAGGCACAGAAAATTATGTTATATTCTCTAATAATCAAATTCATTTAACCAATGATAAACCAGATATAAGAAGAATTGATGAAAATTTAGAACATAATATAACCTTATATCACGCATCTGATAGTAAATTCGATAATTTTGATATTAACTATGTTAATACCAAAGCTCATAAAGAACAAATGAAAGGCATTTGGTTATCCAATTCAAGAAAATATATTAAACAATTTGGTAAAATAATTTACACTTGTAAGGTAGATAATTCAAATATTCTTAATATTGATTCTGACAAATATGACAAAATTATAAATCAGTTTGAAAAGAAATATAATATACCGTTTGATTTAGAAGGCGACAATGCAAATAAAGCACAGAAATATCTAATTGATAATGGATACACAGGAATTTATTTTGAAAAAGAAAAAGGTGTATATGTTTATGTTATATTTGATACAAGTATAATTAAAATTATTGGAAATAAGCAATTATCAGAAGCCGTTTCATATGATAATATAAATTGGCAAGAAGTTGTTGATACTTATATTAAATTCCAATTAGAAACATATGGTTGTATTGAGCCAGATGATACTGATTATATTGCCGATGGTGTTAAAGATTATAAGCCAGAAGTTATTCAGCAAGCATTAAAAGAAACAGAAACGGATAATCTCGAAGATTGGGCTTTAAAAATAAATGATAATCTTTCTAATATAGGTAATGCTTCTAAAGAATTACTTAATTATTATATAATGAAGATTTGTAAATCAACATATAAAAGAATATATGATGAAAAACACGGTATTACGGGTGAAAATAATGATATATATAGAGCAATTAGTTCAAATAAAAAAATTGATGATTTTATAAATGATTTAAAACAATATGGAACAGGTAACTGCTGGGGTATAAATTATCGTTATGCTAATGCCATTGAAAGAGATAAATCACATAATAATATTTATATCCTAAAAGGTGAAATTGATAATAAAAATATAGATTGGATTAAAACAATAGCATTACAAGCTCAAGATGATTCAGAAGGCGAAATAAGATTAAAGGTTAATGCTCCTATTCATATTTCACAAATTATATTAGGTAATGAAAAGAAAAATGTAGATTTGGACTTAAATACTGGTTCTAAATACGGATATGACCATTATCAAAGATATGATAACCTCAATGAGTCAATCTATCATGCTACAATGCTTAAAGACGGAACTATGTTTGAGGTTCATCAAAATCCTACCAAAAAAGAATTTTGGGAATTATTAAATCGTTCTGAAGCAAAAGATTTAAGAGGTGTTTTAGGAATAAATGAACCAATCCTTTATGTATGGGATTCATACTACGGAACTCATAAACAAGTATTTGATTCAATAATTGGAAAAGATTGGAAAGAAGAAGATTATGTAGGTTGTTGGTTTAGAAAAGATGATATGGGAGTATTTGGATTTTCTAAATTTACTTCTGATATTAAAGAAAAATATTATGGTAAGCAACCAGAAAAACCAATGTCAAAAGACAAATTGGATAAAATAATTGCTGATGATGATTTAGGATTATTAAAAGAAGAAATTGTTTCCGCACAAAGCAATTATGGTGAATTATATTTGGTAATATATAAAAATCCTACCAGAAAAGAATTATCAGAGGACAAATATCAACAGTTTAGAATTGTTGAAGATGATTATGGTAACTGGTATTTTGGTAACGCCCACGATTTTGTTCATCAAGAATTATTTGAAACACTTAAAGACAAGGGTGTAGAATTTGTTGAGTGGACAGATTATAATATCGGTTTTGATGTAATGCTTTATGATAATAAGAATAATATCTTTATATACAGAGCTGATATTTTTGAAAATACAGAAGAAGAAACTATTAAAGCTAAACAAGACGTATTAGATAGTTTTAAACAAGTATTAGCCCAAAGATTTGGTTCAACATTTGGTAATTATAAGGTATGTGTATCAAGTTCTGAAGAACCTTGGCTTGATTATGAAAATGCTTATTTTGGACAAGAAAATCAGCAAATCAATGAGGATTTAGAAGGATATAATCGTATTGCTGGATTTTATTGGTTTGATAATGGACATTTTGAAATGCTTAAAAGAAAACCAGAAGGTGTAAAAGAATTAGACCCAGAAGATGATGTAATGGATTATTGTCATTTAGACCCAGAAGGTATTTTTGAAGATAATAAAGCTAGATTTGGTATAGAAAGATTAGGCAGGGGAACTATCAACTGTTATATCCAAGCTGAAACTAAACAAAAATGTTTATTAGCTAAAAAAGCCATAGATAAAAAGTTTTCTGATATTCTAATTAACACCTATGAAATTGAGTGGTATAATCCAGAAACTAATAGATTTGATTTTCAACAATTAGATGAAGCTTATGTTCAAGTAGATAAACCAATTGGTGATACTGGTATAACTTATAACGCAGATTATATTGAATTTGAGCCGGAAATGCGATTCATTGATGAATATGATGTAGAATGGGTAATAGAAAAGGTTGATGGTGATATAGTTTCTCTACGGTCAAAAAACAATCAAGTAAGACAAATAACAGCTGATGACTTGAATATGGATATATTTGCTCTTGATAAAATGAAACCAATTTTTGATAAACGTTTCTACACTGATTCTGACGTAAATCGTTAATAAATAGTCTAAAAGAAACAATTAAGACCTCAATGTTTGATGATTTAAATCCATATATGAGCTTAAAGCCGATTGACTTGTTAATTAAGCAAGAAGAATTAAATGAAAAGTTATCTAAGGCTTATACATTGTCTAATGCTGATAATATCCTTTATAGCTTGTTAAATATGAAAGATATGCTTGACGCTGAAATCGAGCGTAGAATGTATTCTGGTGAAATCAATGATGAGGTAGCCTTTATTTTTGAAGATTATATGCACCGAAAAAATGATATAGAAAATGAGATTATGGAACAAATTGATGATGTAAACGCTCAGGCAGAATTTGGTGAGATTAACGATTCAGAATTGGCTCTTAAATTAGAAGAGATAGAAAATAAGAAAAATCAAGCAATTAAAAGACTTTATGAAAGTATAAAATAATTTTTGATATTCCGTAAAAGTTAGCACCAATATTTAATATATATGTATTTATTAAATATTGGTGCTAAGTGTAAAGATGTCCATTAGACAAGGTGATTATATAATTGCAGGAGCAGGCGGTGGTGGAGCTGCTGATATAGATAATAATTCTATTACTAATAATGCTTCGAATAAAATTCAAACCGTTGGTGTTATTGACCAAAATAATATAACAACTGCTATTAAATCTTGGAGAGGAACAAAAGTTCAATATGATGCATTAGTTGATGCCGGAACTATTGATGATAATACATTGTATTATATAACTGATGATAGTGGTTCTACTAATGAGCCTGATAGAAATTTAGGTCAAATTATACAATCAACTGTTCCTTTAATTGATGCAGGTTTGCATTTGCTTGATGGTGGAGTTATTCAAGGTGGTGGTGCTTATGATGCGTTTGTAAATTATATGGCAGAATTATATGATAAAATATCTGATTATTGGATAGATTATGTTCAACCAATCAACCCGAGTGATGTTACATCGACAAGTGGTTTCAGTAATCCATCAAACGCTTTTGATAATGATTCTTCAACGTATGCAAGTTGTGGTACTTTAACAGATTATATAGAATGGGATTTAGGACAAACTTTAAAAGTGAGTGGGTTTAATGCACAAACTCAATATATAAGTAGTGTTGCAAGAGCTTGTAATGTAGCTATTTATTCTGTAGATAGTGAAGGGACTGAAACATTGTTAGCAAATGGGGCAGGAGTATCTGATTCAACTTCAGGAACTTCCTCAGCTACATTTAATGAAGTTGAAACAAAAAAATTGAGATTTAAAGTTATAGCTGCTACAGGTGGTAATGCTCCAACAACTCAATATCCTTCACGAATAGTACAAATAAATATAATTGCAAAAGAAGCTATTAAACCTTATTTTTGTTCAGAAGCTGAATGGCAAACAGCAGTAACGACTTATGGAGTTTGTGGTAAGTTTGTTTATGACAGTACAAATAATACCGTTCGGTTACCTAAAACTTCTTCAGAAGATAGATATTTGATAAAGTCTTATTCTAATGGCACAGAGTGGTATAGAGTATATTCTGACGGCTGGGTTGAACAAGGGGGAGAATATACAACAGCAATCGCAACTAATGGTAATGTTCAAATTACATTATTGAAACCTTTTATTGATACTAATTATAATGTTCAAGTTACTGGTAGATTTGAAAGCAGAACTGATGGTTCTAGTGCAATAGCAATGGGTGCATATGCTGAAAGCGCAACACTTTTTAGTATTGTCAATGATGGCTCAGTTTCAAATAATAAAGGTGCTTTTTGGCAAGCTTGCGGTTATGGCAATATTTCAGAATATAAAGTTTTGCAACTGTATGAATATATAGTTATAGCCACGTCAACCAAAACTAATATTGAAGTTGATATAGATGAAGTAATGACCGATTTAAATGGTAAGGTTGATAATGCTAACCTATCGACTATATACCCAGTTGTCGAAACTTATGTTAATGGCACTGACTGGTATCGTATTTATTCTGATGGCTGGGTCGAACAAGGCGGACGTTTTAGTAGTGCCGACCAAACAAATACAACAGTAACTTTTTTGAAACCGTTTGCAAACACTGATTATACGCCTATTGTTGGGCAGCAATTTGGTTTGAATGGTCAAACTCAATATAGAACTTTTAATATATCTACAATATCCAGTGATAGTATGAAAATTCATAATACCACAAATGGAACTAATACTTGTATTTGGATGGCTTGCGGATATGGAGCATAATTTATGCAGACGGTAAAAGAAATAGTAAAACATTATTGGAAGCGTGAACAAATAGAACAACCTTGGACACAACCAGTTTTATCTGCCAACGGGACTATTGGTGGTGATAGTTTTGCGTGTTCTGCATTAAATACTGATACTAGAACAGCACCTTATATGGCTTTTGACAGTAATAAAACTAATAATTTTACTGCAGGTTGGCTTTCAAAAGCGGCAAATAATTATTTTGAATGGTATAGTCCAAAAGCATTAAATATATCAAAGTTAGATATACAATATATGACATCAAATTCTAGTGCTGTTGGATATCTTACAAGTTGGACAATTCAAGCTAGTAATGATGGAGAAACTTTTGTAGATATATTATCTGGAACAGATGGTAATTTTGGGTTAACAACTATAAACATTCAACATTCAGGGTATTATAAATATTGGAAATTATTACCTTTAACATGGAGCGATGAATGGTATTGTATTGTAAATATGGACATTACAGCTACTCAACTAACAGAAACCATCACCCCAGGCACGGCTGAGAATTATGATTTCTATACTAGCGAATATATTTATAAAGCCGTTCCGACAGTAATAAGACATTACTGGAAGCGTGAACAAACTGAACAACCTTGGACACAACCTGTTCTAACGGCGGATGGAACAATAGGTGATGACAGTTTTGCTGTTTTAGCATCAGCTTTTAAATCAGGTAATGAAACATATAAAGCTTTTGATAACAATACTTCTACGATGTGGTGTCCTGTTAATGCTAGTAATCCAGCTAGTCATTATATAATAATTTATAATCCTAATGCTTTAAATGTATCAAATATATCTGTTACAAATAGGCAAGATACTACTAATCCAACGGCAGTATCAGCAGGAATTATATATGCATCAAACAATAATGAAGAATGGATTGAAATAAGTAATTTTATTGGTAATACAACAGCTAAAGCAACATGGAATATAGATTTATCTTTAAATGAAAACTATTATAAATATTATAAATTTTATATTAGTAGTGGACAATATGGCTCATCTTCTTGTGGGGTAGCTGAAATAAAACTTACAGCGACTCAATTAGCAGAAACTATTATTCCCGGCACGGCTGATGATTATGACTATTACACTGATGAAACTATTTATAAAGGAGTAAATATATGATTTTAAATAAGCCTTATACCAACAAGCAATATGCTGATTTAGCTTCATATTGTAATCAGAATAAGATGGTAATTATCGACAAAGGTGAGTATTTGGAAAGCGTATTACCACCAGAGCCAACTGTTGAAGAAAAGCAACAAGCAGTTCGAGTAGTTCGTGAACAATATTTTACAGATTATGTCGATTGGTATCAATCTAAACCATTACTTTGGGTAGAAATGACTGAAGAAGAAAAAACTGATATTGTAAATTATCGTAAGTATCTTATGGATTATACCAATCAAGAAAATTGGTATGAACATAATCCATTAAATTTTGATGAATGGAAAGCATAATTATTTTTGACTTTTTTAATTAGTTTTGTTATAAATTTATCCAAACAAAACTAATTAAAATATGTCAACATTTCAATTTAATTTAACTCATAAATGTAATCTTAATTGTCCTTTTTGTTATTCATTACAATCAAAAGAAGTAATGAGTAAAATTACTATTAAAAACACAATTGAATTTATTTCACATAAAATCCAAACTGAAAATCCAAATGATTTACAAATTGTATCATTTTCCGGTGGTGAAGTTTTTTTAGGCAATTATGAAGAAATACCTAATATTATCAAACAATTAAAAGAAGAAAATTCAAATACGAATTTTAAATTTATTCTTCAATCAAATCTTACAATACCAGATTTTACCACTAATAATTATGATAATATTTTACAGTCGGTAGATGAAATAGGAACTTCTTGGGATTTTAATTTAAGATTTAAGAATAATAAACAAGTATCTCAATTTTGGGCAAACATTGATTACCTTCAACACTTAAAATCAAAAAAATCCATTGAAATTATAATCTGTTTAACCAAACCATTATTAAAATATTATCCAGAACCTGCGGATTTATTAGATAGATTTAAAGAATTAAATTTAAATCATATTGAGTTGGAAAGACTTTGCCGACCAATGGAAGAAAGACCATTATTTCAAGATGCCAAACCACTTAATATTGATGTATCGGAATGGTTGTATGAAGCATATAAGGCTTATAAAGAAATACAAAAAACACAAGAGTTTTATATTGATACATTTGATTGTATGGAAGATGCTGTTAATGGCGAGTATCATTATGAACACGGTAGAAATTGCCAAGAATCAAGCTATACAATTTTACCTAATGGTGATGTAGGACAATGTATATTAAATGTTGATAAACCTTTTTATAATGTAAATACAAAAAATTTAAATATAGAAAATTATGATGAGATATGTCAGCGAGAAAAACAAGTTAATTCAAGATGTTTAAATTGTGAATATTATAAATATTGTCGTGGTGATTGTTGTGCTATGAATTGGGATAAATCAGGCTGTCCAACCCCTAAGAAAATTTTTAATTTAATTATAGAAGGAAGAAAACAATGCAAGAATTGATGCTTTTGATAATGTTTGTCGTTCTTTTGATATATTCGTTATTTTGTAGTGGATTTTTACCCTATCAACTTTTATCATTTTCTAATAAAAATAAGATAAATAATGTTAGGAAGAAACAACAAAGTAATAAGTAATGACAGGCAGTGCAGATTTAAATGGTGATTTTTTAGCTTTGCTCTGGCAGTCTATCCAAAATGGTGGTATATCATTTTGGATATTTATGGTCATATTTATATTATTGATTTTCAGAAATGATATACCGGCTATGGTTAAAGGTTTTTGGGCAGGCTTATCTTGGTTTTGTAAAAACATTCTTTTATTACATATTTTACATAAACCATATAATTATAAAACCGTATATAATAAAGAAACCCTGCTTAAACATCAATTATTTAAAGATTTGCAATATTGGCTGACAGTTGGTGTTAATAATATAAAAATTTCAGATAATGAAGCCAAAGAAGCAATTGCCAAGAGTATTTTTACTATCTATGCCGAAAGTGCTCAAATAATTTTGAAAAATTTTTTAAGTTCGAATGAAATTGGTGATTTATCAAATGATGAACTTAAATCAGTATTTAAAAGGGAATTAGAAATTCATTCGGCAAATGTTATAGCTGCTGCTAGAGAAGATGGTATCCCTGAATTATTCCTTCAAAAATATTTTATGGTATCGGAAGGTTTTCAATCATTAAAAAATGCAGCTATTGATTCAATCCTTTCAAACGATTTTACAGTTGATAATTATGTTAAAATGAATATGATATTTACAATTTTAGGTGGAACACTTTCAAATGTATATCATAATTTGGCTGCAACTGTTAAGTCAATTAATGGAGACCTTAATGGTTTAGTTTATAAAGGATATGTTATTGGTTATAAAAAAGGTCAAATTCTTTTGCCACCTGATGGTGTAGATGTAGATGTTGTTAATGCTAAATTAAAAGATTTTATGTATGCATTAAATGGTTCCAGAGCATATGTTTATAAATTTTTCCCATATGATGATTTTTATTCTGGATATCATTCTTGTGTATATGAAGTCGTTAATGCTGGAATCTCAAGAGAAAAAACTAAATTACAAAAAATGCATAACACATTTTTACAAATATCCGATGAACAATCAAAAGAGGTTATTTGTAAATTAAGAAGCGAAGTAAACGATGTCGTTAATGAAAGATTGGCTCAAAGAGGTGTATATGCGTTTGCCGGTATATTGTTATTCAATAAAAAAGATAAAGCTGATGGTATGTTATTGATTAACTGGAATTCAAAAGATGGATATGAGCAGGCATTAAAAGATAATAAAATACAAGAAACATTAAAATTTTATGGTGATTTATTAGAAAGTTATATTGTTTATCCACAGGGTCATACCTTTTAAGTTCTTTTGTTAACCTATTGATAAATCAAAAAATGAAAACTTTTTATAAAAAGTTTTCATTTTTTTGTGAAAAAAATAAAAATAATATTGCATTTTTTATTTTTAAATATTATATCCTTTTTCAAGATTATTTTTAACCAAACAGGAGCAAATATTTTGGAATATTATAAAGTATTAGGGTTAAAACCAAATTGCGCCTACAGCGAAATAAAAGCTGCATACTATCGTTTGGCTAAAATATATCATCCAGATAATCAACAAACTGGTAATTCTGAAAAGTTTTTAGAGATTAGTAAGGCTTATGAATACTTGATGAAGCACATTGAACTAACTCATCAAGCCGATTCAAAAACTCCAACGCATTACGTTCCTGATATTTTCCTTGATGCTACTATTACATTAAAAGAAGCATTTAATGGAACAACTGTATCATTTACACCGGATGACAATCGATTACGAACTATTAAAATACCTGCTGGTATCTTATCAAAAAAAGTTGTAATTGAACCCAATCAAGGTAATAAAACAGTTAATGGGACTGTTGGTGATATTATTGCTACGGTTTATATTCAACGAGAAGAAGGTTTTTCTTTCGAAGATGGTGAGCTTGTTCAAGATGTTGATGTAGATATTATTAAAGCTATAATCGGTGGAAAAATAAGTATTATCGGTATTGATGATACAATAATTAAGTTTGATATACCTCAAGGCTTTCAGGAAGGTTATCAATTTTATATTGAAAATAAAGGTTGGAAAAAATTATGGTCAAAGGAGAGAGGAAAATTAAAGGTTAGATTACATATTAAAAATCGTTTGATTGAATTAACAGATAAAGAAATTAGACAACTAAAGAATATAGGGAATAAATAAATGCTTAAATTTAATGAATTGAAGTCTATTGTTGATAAATGCACTAATAGAGCAAAAGAAAAAGGCGAACCTTGTGTCTATATTGAAGATATTTTAATTGAATTTTTTTGCACTAAAAAATTACCTACATTTTTGTCTGATTATAAAATGGAGTTATTTCGTTTTGTTGAGGGTTTACAAAGTACAAGAGAAGAAAGAAAGGTCAATCAAGTTAAAGAAATACCTAATATCAACGAATTAAAGACCGAGGATATTTATTTTCATCCATCTGTTTACGATTTTTTTCAAATTTATTCAATGATTGACACAAATATGGCTTTGGTTTCGTTTAATTCAATAGATGAACGAATCTATATAACTGTTCTTTTGTCAATATCTTATTGTAATAATATAATTATTAAACAGGCATATGAAAAAGCTGATTTGGGTGATGATGCAATTGTTGATACCATTAGGGATTACATGGTTGATACTATGAAAAATACCAGCACATCAATAGCTTCAATTTTGTCTAAATTACTGAAACAAGCACCAAATATTTCAACCGAAGAGCCAAATGATTTAAATGAATGGGCTGATATATTAGTATCGGAAGCTAATGGTAGACCGTCAATGTTTGGTAAATATGAAAATGCTCTTGAAGAATATTGCACACTTCTTAATTCAGAAGTAAAACAGCCAATGTATAATAAATTAATTGGCAGAAATGAAGAACTTCAGGAATTACAGGAAGTTATGCTTCGCAAAGACCGTCCTAATGCTTTGTTGATTGGTGAACCAGGTGTTGGTAAATCAAAACTGGTTTATGGTTTCGCTGAAGCAATTAATAAAAAGAAATGTATTCCGTTTTTTAATGGATATAAAATTTATGAGTTGAATTTAACAACATTGACAGCCGGTTCTAGTTTGATGGGGGCAATGGAAGAACGGGTAGGTAATTTAATATCAGCTCTTGAGAAAGAAGAAAAGGTCATTCTATATATTGACGAGATACATAACATTCAAAATGGTTCTGATAGAGTGATGAGTGTTGCAGATATGCTTAAGCCAGCCATGACAAAAGGCAAAATACATTTAATTGGTTCTACTACTATGGAAGATTATAGAAAGTCCATTGCATCAGATTCAGCTCTTGACCGCAGGTTTAAGACAATCAAAATTAAAGAAATGAATGAAACCCAAACTATTGAAGTATTAAAGGGTATTAAGAAAAATTATGAAAAATATCATAATATTGCTTATCCTATGCCAATTATAAAGCAAATAGTTGATTTATCAGGTAAATATATTCTTGATAAGAAATTCCCTGATAAGGCTATTGAAGTAATGGATTCGGTTGGTGCGTATTGTCAAAAGAAAAATTATGGTATTAAAGAAGCTGTTAAAGTTGTAGCCGATGATGTCTATGAAGTTTTGACAAAGCTGACTAATTTACCAAAGATTAAACTTGAAACATCTGAAATAGAGCGCATGAAAACATTATCCGAAACAATTAAAAGCAATATCATCGGGCAAGATGAAGCAATTGATTGCTTAGTTGATGGTGTTATGATTTCGAAATCTGGTCTTAGAGAAAAGAATAAAACCTCGTTGACAGTATTTTTCAAAGGACCATCGGGTGTTGGTAAAACAGAAACAGTAAAACAATTATCAGAGATTTTAAATATTCCGTTGTTTAGATATGATATGTCCGAATTTATGGAAGAACATACAGTGTCTAAATTGATTGGTTCACCCCCTGGCTATGTTGGGTTTGAAAATGGTAAATCTGGCTCTGGTTTATTGATTAACCAAGTTAAAGATAATCCATATTGTATAGTATTGCTTGATGAAATTGAAAAAGCTCATCCAAAAGTTCTTAATATATTTTTACAAGTTATGGACAATGGTAAACTCACAAGTTCATCGGGTGTAGAGGTAGATTTTTCAAATGTTTATTTGATTATGACATCAAATATTGGAGCTTCTGCTTCTCATAAAATGGCTTCAATAGGTTTTGGAGCTGATTCAAATAAAAATGCTTCTGATGAGTTTTTTAATTCTGCTTTTACACCAGAATTCAGAAACCGTTTAGATGCAACAATTTCTTTTAACAATTTATCTGATGAGGTTATGAATAAAATTACGGATAATAACTTGGTTGGATTACAGAGTGATTTGGCAGAGAAAAAGGTCAAATTAAGTTATGATACTTCTACTGTTGAATATATCTCTCGGAAAGCTTCTAAAGAGAATATGGGAGCTCGTCCTATTAAGCGTATTATTCATAATGAGATTAAAAACATTATTTCCAAAGAGTTGGTATATGGTAAGTTGGTCAAGGGTGGAAAATTGACAATTACCGCAAACGAGAATGGTCTGAAACTAACATACTAAAGGTAAATAATGAGTTTAACAAATTCGCAAATGAGCTTTCTCTTGCGAGAGAAGGCACTCCATCTTAATACCCAAATGGTTGTTATTAAGGATAAAACAAAGAATGTATCTGAAAATTATGTTGTTCCAAAAAAAGTAAAGATTGATGCTCGTTTGTCTAATATTTACTATGATAAAGATAACGATATATATAAAATTGTTTATTATAAAAATAATGACGATAAAAAATATATCTGTTATCCAAATGAAATAGAACAAATTGAAGGACAGGCGGTTGATAGATTTTATAAGGCAACACAAGATTTAATGGTTAAAGCCAATTTTAATAAAATTGATGAAGAAACTGATGTCAGTAAAACAATTATTGGTCAAAAATACCCAACCTTGAACGGTATTCCGCTTTATAATGGTATGAAAGTTGTATTTACCAATGATAAAGACCCAAATATGAATATGAAAGTATTCACTATCAAGGGTTATGGTGATAGTGTTCAATTGTGTGGAGCAGTAGGAAGACCTAAGAAAAATATTTTAAAAGCTCCAAAGGTTAAACAAAAACGAGGAAGAAAATTGGGCTGGCGTAAAAACAAGCAAATTCAACAATAAATAATTTTGACAATATTATTTAATTATGATATTGCTTGAAATAACCGTTAGAAAGTAAAATTTATGCGTAATAAGGTTAGTAGTGTAGTAAGGTTAGAAACAAGTTATCCTTGTAGAAAATGTGGTTCTACAACGGTTGAAGTTGTTAATAACCCATCAAGTGAAAAGGATAAATTAACATTAAAATGCGTTGGTTGTGAAAGAGAAATCAAAGGCAAAAATTTATCTTTGCTTTTACTCGAATGGGATGAATCAAATAAGTAAAAAACAGCTTTTTCATAAGATAAATATAGATATAAATAAAGAAGAGTTGTTTGGTGTTTGAATTATTTTCATCAAGTATTAAAAGCTATGCTAATGATGCTATAAATTTTGCTTCAAATAAATGTAATGACTTCAAAAATGTTGCTACATGTCATTGGAGTAATATTTCTGATAATGGATTAAATTTATGGAATTCTGTTTCTTCTGGTAATATATCAGGAATGATTTCAGATGGATTAAAATTTAGCAGTGCTTTATCTAGTGCTGGTAATTGGGCTAGTTCAATTACTTCTAATTTATTAGGTTATAGTTCATCAAGCGCAGGAACACCAATTTCTTCTTCATCACAAACTTTAGCTACAAGAGCTAAATCCCAAGGCGCAGGTGCATTAAAAGCATCTGTAAGTGAAACACCGGTATCAGCTGTTGCGGATAGTTATGTACAAAATTTAGCAACAGTTTTCAAGGAATTAAAAGACCAACAACGCTCAGATTTGAGGGTTTCATTAAGAGTCGCACCTCTTCAATCTCCTGATACCGGAGATGCAAGTATAATTGAGCGTATGCAGTATGTATTGGGTAATTATGCTTCTGATGTTAATGGTTCAACTGTTACTAAATTAAACAATTTAACGGGGTCAAAAGGAACATCGACTTTATATGGATTTTTATTTGAAGCATTGTCAAAAAATTGCGGTTTGGTATTCCCTTATACACCTACTGTTAGTTTTAACCAACGAGTTAAATATGAAACAACTGATATATTTCAATCGAATTTATCATTACAAAATTATGCAGGAACTCCGGTTCCTACTATCAGCTTGTCAGCTAAATTTACTGCTGACACGAAAGAAAATGCAAAATATATGCTTTCGGCTATATGGTTTTTAAAAGCTGTTACTAAATCGGATTTTGGTATTGAAGCAGCTGCAGGTGATAAAAGAATGGCAGGCACACCACCACCAGTTCTTTATCTCAATGGCTATGGTGATTATATAATGAATTATATACCTGTGGTAGTTTCTGGTTATAGTTATACTTTTAATGATGATAAAGATTATACTAATATTATGTTTAACCTAGCAAACGCTGTAAAATTTGTTGAATATTTTTCTAATGATACCTTAAATTCTCAGGCTAATAAAAATGCATCAAGTATATATACTATTAGAAATATGCTTCCAATTCAACTTGATATTAAAATTGATTTATTAGTTCAACCTAATATATATCAATATACACATAATTTTAATTTACAGAGTTTTAAGCAAGGTAATATTCATATTAAAAATAATCCTGTTAAATCAACAACTGCTCCACAATATAGTTTAGCTGATAGTTATAAACGCTCTGGTTGGACATGGTAATTAAGAGGGATATGAGATGACAAATAAATATTCAATTTATAAAAATACTATCAATGATGGGTTTGAGATGAAATATTATGACCCAATTCTTATACCATATGATGAACAGACTGACTATGAATTTACAGTTCCAGAAGCTTATCATCAAAAACCAGGCAATTTAGCTTATGAATTATATGGAACTCCAAAATTATATTGGATTTTTGCATATTTTAACCCTAATCTTGTTCAAGACCCAATTTTTGATATAAAAGCTGGTATGACACTTATTATACCATCTAAACAACGCTTGATGAGCTATTTTTAAGGAATGTAGATATGGCAATCGTTCATACATTATCACCTATTTACAAAAATAATTTAAATTATGGTTCAACTGTTGGTAAGATTTCTCCTCAAATAGAAATTAAAAATATGATTAGCCAAATGGTTATAGATGAGAATATTCTTACAAAATATGACAATTGGACATATCATTTACAATGGTATATAATACCATACCCGACATTACAAGCCAGAGAATATAAATATATGCAATTTAAACCGACTGATGTCAAAAATGATGGTGAAGATGCACAATATAAAGTTCTTGGGCAAGTATTAAATGATTATTATGGTATAGACCCATCAGAAAAAATTGTTTTATTAGAAACAGGTGTAACTGCTAATTATGCGTTGGAAAATTTATCATATAAAACCGTTTATTCAGAAAATGACTTAAATGGTTATATACATATGACCAATATGACATTAAAATTTAAAGAGAATAATGGCTGTACTTTTAAGGATAAATTTAGAGTTGTTTGTCGTGCGGTTGGTTATCAAACAGAATTAGCTGTTCCTTGCTTTTTGGAAATATCATTTATTGGCTATAATAATTTAACTGGCTTACCAGAAAAAATAGGAACTCATCCTTATCTTTTTAGAACTCAGATAACAAGTGTTGATGCTCAAATTAACAATACTGGTACAACATATACAGTTAAAATGGTACCTAATAATCAATATGGTTTTTCTAAAGATAATTTTATTGCAGAAAATATTGGTAAAATAGGAGAAGAAATTAGAGGGCATACTTTTGGTGATGCAATTTCATCATTAGAAGAAGTATTAAATAAAAAGTTTTTTGAAATTGGCGATAATAAAATAATTGGTAAATTATATCCTACTGATGATTGGATTAATTTGGTTGAAACGACTTCACAACCGGCAGCAAGAGAACAAACACAAACATTATTAAATTCAACGATGTCGCCAATACCTCAAGTTCCTAAAGAAAATAAACAAGAACAATCTATTATCGGAACACAAGTTGGTAAAAGATATATTTTTGTAATTGATAAATCAATTGTTGATAGACAATTGTCTGCAAATTCAAGTTATTATAATGAATTTGGTAGAACATATGAAATGCAAATTACTCCTAAAAAAACATTGTTAGATATTGTTCAGGATATATGGCACAATGTTATACCAAATGAAAATAATGAAAATACAGAAGTAAGAATATTTCCAAAACAAGTTATAGTTAATAAAAGAGCAGATGGTTCATTTGTTGAGCGTATTTATTATTTTATTGTCCCTTATAATGTTCCGTTTGTTCAATGGTATTTTGATAAGTATGGTCATAAAATTAAAGAAAAAACTAATATGACTAATACCAGAACACCTATAAGAAATTTAGCAGACCATTTGAATTTATTATATACTGGTGGGTTAATTAACAGAAAATATGAATATATGTTTTCTGGTAAAGATACGAGTGTATTAAATTTTGATTTTAAAATTAATAATATGTGGTATGTTAAAGAACCAAGTGAGGTTGGTAAAGTTATCAATTATAACTTGTATGATACCCCTAAAGAAACATTTATTGGAGATGTCAGTGATACGACAATAATGGAATGGCTGCATAATACGGTTTCTGGAGATACAATTAGACAGACTGCAACCGAATTATTTAATAAATTATATCAAAAATATACTAAACAATCTAATACAGCTCCAAGCAATTGTAAATATTTAGATGATATAAATGAATTGATTTCGGATACAGATAAAGTAATATACTTAAACTATGGTAAAGTTCCTTCAAGACCTGATAATGTATCAGTAACGTCAACTGATAATTATCCATCGGAAGAAGAATATACACCTGTTCTCAGAAGAACAGCTCTCGAAGAATTGCATTCTTGTGGTCAACACTGTAAAATCAATTTTGAAATTATTGGAGACCCATTCTGGTTAGGAGATGAAACGTTTGATAATTCTTTGATGAAAATAAAACAATGCGTTTATGGTAATCACGAGATTATTTTTAATGTAAAAACACCTGCACAAATAAATAAGTTAACAGGTGAACCAGATGTTTCGACAAGTACTACAATAACAGGTTTTTATCAAGTAATAAGTATTGAACATAATTTTTCTTCAAATGGCAAATTTACTCAAAAAATTGAAGCAATAATTGACCCTTTATCAACAGTAAGGTCTGATTATGAAGATTATTCATTAAGGAATAATATTAACCCCACAGAGGTTAAGACTGATTTATATACACCAGATGAATCTTTGGGTTTACAAGTTAGAAATTTTATAAATAATCCAAAGCAATCAGTAAAAGATACATTGGAATCAACTAATTGGAATTCAGTAGCAAACAGATTAAAAAAGTTTTTGTAGGAATAAAAGATGGCACAATTAGATACATTTCTTGATATTAAAGATATTCAATCATATAAAGACAAAATTGATTATACAAGAATATCTTTAGCTAAAATAAAAGATACCAGAAGTTTTACCAGAACCGGTGAATTAAAAGTATGGCTTCCTACATCAAGAATACCAGAAGAGGATAGTTCTAGATGGTTAACTGCAAGGTATGCTTCGCCGTTTTATGGTAATAGTAATCCTCAAATGTTTAATAGTTATTTTGATACAACTGTTGCTGATTCGTTTGGCATGTTTTTTGTACCGCCGGCGGTTGATAATATGGTTTTTGTATTTTTTCCAAATATTCAGGGTGAAAATAATCTATGCTATTGGTTTTCTTGTCCTGTTGACCCTAAAGAATCTTTAATGATTCCAGGTATTCCTTATAATTCGGATTTAAAACCATCTAAAGAAGGAAACGCTGTTTATAATCCATTAGCAGAAGCTATTGATAAACAAGGTTTAAGCAATGACCTTTTAAGAGGCCCAACATCATCAGGAATTAAAAGAGAAAGTCCATCTAATTGTTTTGGTATTTTGACTCCTATGGGAAATCAATTTATAATGGATGATGGCTGGTCAAAAACTGATAATCTAGAAACTTGGGATGATGCACAAACGGAACAAGTTAACCTTAATGAAATATCAGATGTTGAAAGATATGATTCGGGAATTAGATTAAGAACTCGTGATGGAGTCCAAATTTTATTATCAAATAATAAAGGTCATGTTTATATGATTAATAAAGATGGAACAGCTTGGGCCGAATTAAATAATGACGGTTATGTAGATTGCTGGGCTCTTAAATGTGTGTCGGCTTCATCTGATGGTGATATTAACTTAAACGCTAAAAGAAATATTAACATAAATGCACAAGGAAATATAAATATTAAATCGGCAACAGATATTAAATTTGAAGCCCAAAATTTGACCGCACAGATGTCTCAAAATATTTTATGTTCAACTGGTGCAAATATAGAACAAACTGCACAAGGGACTTTTTAGC